TGAATACACATGGTTCATTGGGAACCTTCTGATCAATCATAAACTGTGTAAGTGGGTCTTTATTATCACCTCGTACAGTACGGATGTAATATGGAGAGTGACGAGCATGTATACCACTGGCACTGTCCACCAACTGCGAGACAGTACCCGAAGGCTTGACGCAGGTAATAGCAGCAGACTGAGGTATACCAAGCAGGTCAGCATATTCGTGATTAGTAGCCAGTGCGATATTTCGTAAGTCATCAAGTAGCTTCTCCAAGTTATTATTAACCGCAGTCATCAATGGGTTGTCCATAATACCTGTTAGAGACACACCAAGCAGACGTTCTTCCTCCGTATTACGTTGCCACACTTTTCGCAGGTATGGAAACTTTGTGTACGAGCTTTGGATTGTCCCAAGTATTGTGGCGATCTTGACTTTACGCTCCAAGTCTTTAACCGTATCATTGGCACGAACAACAACCTCCGTAAGATTACAAAACTGGTAGGGTCTAAGTATAATCTCACTGCACGGATTAGTTCCAAACTCGTGGTCAGGATCACGTCTACCATATTTTTTAGCTTGATTCTTAGATGCTTCACGATTAAAGATACCCCTCTCTCCTGATTTACTTTCTACCAACGCAGTCCACTCACGCATGAATGTTTCTATGTCGGGCTTTTCTGTGTAACATACAGAGTTGTTAGCCAATGCTCTGTGTGCAGCAGTTTCCCACCACTGTCCTGACTTAGCGTGACGCATACGATCATCACTCAGGTTAGACAGAGAGATCATAGCACTGCGTCTTACTCCACCCACTACAACTATCTGTCCAATGAAACACATCAAGTCGTGGCATTCCATAGAGGATAGCTTGCGGCCTTGTGCATTCTTGAATGTCTGTACTGAGAAGTTAAAAAGTTCGACAAGAGGTCCAGGCCCACTGGCTCTACCACCAAACGTCTTGAGCCTAGCACCTGCAGGACGTACACGAGAGACATCCCACTTAGGTATCTCACCTGCCCATAGCAACGCTAATAGCTGACGGAATGCTTTAGCCCATCCCTCTTTGCTGTCCTTGACTACAATGGTAGTATCGCTGTCAAACAACTCAGGCACATCAGGTAACTGCTGAATGAACTGACGTTCTACGCTGAAGCCTACACCAGTACCACACAGGAGTATGAACATAGCCTCATCAAAAGACTTAGGGTCATCCACTGGCAGGTAGCTACAGTTGTACCCTGCTGTGTTGTCTCTGTCCAACGCAGCACCACTAGTCATCATGGCTCTCATGCTTGGCATAACATCTAAACTAAGTATAGCTTGCTCTATTTGGTTTACCCATGAGTCGTTGCCTAGCACTGGACGTACTACGTTATCAACGTAGCGTCCTACTGTTTCGCCCCATGACTCACGGCCTTTGCCATCAATGTACTTGGCATAGCGTGATTGGTGTATAAATGATTGATAGTCTGTTGGTAATAAATTGCTCATGTTCTGTTTCCTCTCAACGCAAAAAATAGTCCTCCAAAATACAACATGACATGAAGGTTGTCATACAATAAAACATCCCAAACACTTTCTGGTTGTCCTATCCAAATGACACCAGTCATAATACAACAGATAGTTATACCAGAGAATCGTGTTAGCATGTCTCCTAGAGTCTTCATCCAAGACTTCATTATATCTAAGTTTAGAATACCACCAACTAGTATGCCCAGCGCAGCACCTACTTCACCATAGGCTACGATCCACCAAACTAGGTAGGGTAAATCCCAAGACTCTGCACCCTCTACAGTAACAGGCATCTTATCCATGCCCTGCTGAAAGAACACAACCATCAAAGGTATTCTAATTAGCCAATGACTAAATCCTGCATCGGCCATCTGTCTTAAAAACTTCATTCGTGTTCACCTCCTATACCACGTGAGTTGTAGTTTTGTGGCGCACTATATTTCTCTGCACTATCAAACACTATAGCTGTAATAAAGATACCAAAGATTACTATCAAATGTCCTCCTGCAGATATACCAAATGCGTATGGATTATTTATTATAGCTGCAAAGATACCACTCCACATTATAGCTAATATTGAAAACACCATCAGTCCTAGCTGTGGTGGTAGGTTACGTAGTGGAGAGTTCTTTATAGTCATTATACTTTTCCACGCATCTCTTGCGCCTAGCAGAGTTCTTCCCCACCCTATAGGCGTTACTTTATTATTCATTTCTTTACCTTTATATTACTTGGGTTATATTGTTCACCATTATACTTAGAACCAGTAGCATTCTTACCAGTCTCAACACCATTGTTACATTTAAAAACTACCAGTAACAAAAAGAATATAGCTACCAGAGTTACTCTCTTTGACCAAAGTATAAATGCTTCAAATGTTTTTTCAGCTTCTTCAAGTGCAGCTTTCTTTACATCTAATTCCATTCTACTGGCTCCGTCCACGGATAACAAGGTATAATACTTTGTCTACAGTATTTTGCATTGTCTACTAATAGCACAGGCAGAATACAAATAACAAAGAAACAAAAAAGAAAAGGCCATAGTATACCTTTCATTTTTTATACCACACTAAATATACAATCATTACAACTAACCAAAACAGTATAGTTGCACCTAGATATATATCTGTCATGTCAGTCATCTGTTGTCACCGCTTCCCTTTATAGTTCCACGTTCCTGTCTGCTCTTCAGCTTTGATAAATTCTTTAGGGCTACCTCTGCCATATCAATTTCTAAGTCACGACACAATGCGGCAATGTACCACAACACATCACCAATCTCTGCAGCTATGGCATCCTTGTTGAACGTACCATCACGCAACATCTTCTTGACCTTGCCTTGTACTTCACCTGCTTCGTTACCCAAGCCCAACGCAGGGTAGATGATAGGGTCAGTATAGATAGCAGTCTTCACTGCCTCTTGTTGGTAGTATCCCATGTCCATGATGGGTGATTGCATATCTGCAAAGTTGTCTATGTCTTCCTGTGTTATCATTGTCTTTCCTTTACAGTCAGGTTGTGTATCTTCACATCATCTATATCATGCATAACATTACTTACCAAGTCATGCACATCTTCCGTATGTCCTTCTTCGTGAGCAGATAAGAAGTTATTATCCTCGTCTACCTCCATCACATACGTGACACTAAACTTGCGTATCATTTGTGTTTCTCTTTGTATACCTCAATAAGTTTTTTTAGATACCATTCTGCCTTTTGTAAATCTTCTAAGCCACCCTTGTAGTCATACCTCCATACGTACTTCATTACGTTACCTTGTAGGTATCCTTCTTTGTTATGGTTAGTAGCAGCCATAATAGCATCGATACATTCTACGCCACCCTTGTTGTAGTGAGGTGGGCTATTTACTAAGTCTTCTTGCATCTCATCCCATTCCTTAAACATATCCTCGACATTAAAATCTAATTCAAACTCGTCTTCTGAATCTTTACTCATGCTTCGCCCAGTGTCTTTGTCCATTTAGTTAACTTGATTATGTTACCATCTGTGGTATATTCTTTTTCTTTAGATATTGCAAGCTCTGATTCAGCATATTGTTTAGGAAACATTTCTTTTAATATCCTGTGCCTTGCTTCATCAAAGTAATCAGTGAGTTCAGGATATTCTTCTAAAACCTCACCTGCTGCTGCCATAGTAAGTCCATAGTCCATAGCACTACGCATAGCAAGTGGATGTTGAGACTCGCCAAAGACTAAGCCTGTCTTGAGTACTCCTGTCCATGCACCTTCATCATCTAGCACAGGGCTAATAACTATAGCTACATCACCATCTTTTACTTCATAAGTCATTAGGCTCTCCTTTTAACTATGACACGCTGATCTTTCATCCGCTTGCCTTTTTCTAACAGCCACCCTTCGGGTATAATACGATGCGCCCACTTAAAGTTCTTCTGTTCACACCAGTCACAATACCTAGACTTGGCTCCTTTGTATAGTCTTTGTTTAGCGTTACTGAACACAAACCTAATGTCTAACTTTGGATGCTGTCTTTGTATCTCTATATG